ATTAGCAAAAGAAAATGTGCTTTTTGGAGGTATAATGAAACCAGGGGGAGGTCTACGACAAGGGATAGACACCTCAGGAAATGTAAACACAAATAGTGCATACTTACTAAGACCTAGTATGGGATTTAGACCTATGGGAGGTATAACATCCATGACAGTAAAGTCAAAGAATACTTACGGTACCTTAAGAGAAGCAGATGTTAAATTTTCTGTATGGTCTTTAGAAGAGTTTGAAGTAATGGAAAGACTTTATCTACGACCAGGATTTACAATGCTACTTGAATGGGGACATTCTCTTTATATTAATAATGATACTACATTAGAGAAAACAATTAAGACAATAAGCCCAGACTTATTTTTTAAGAAAGGTTTAGAAATGTCTAAAATTACAGATGAAATAAAAAAAATAAGACAAGAGAGTGATTACAATTACGAAGGAATGATTGGGTATTGTAAAAACTTTTCTTGGAATTATAACTCAAACGGAGGGTACGACTGTAGTGTAAGTATAATATCAACAGGAGAGATACTAGAATCAGCACCGGTAAAACTCTCCCCAGGTAATTTAATACCTAAAGATGAAATGGATTCTGCAACTAGTGATGAAGGTAAGGAACAGAGAAAAAGTATCTTCCACTACTTCTTACAAAAACTAGCATTACTAAAACAAGGTGTAGTCGGTAAAGAAACCCTTGCCAGCGAAGCACCATCATTAGCTGCCCCGCTACAAGACTTTATAGTATTTTGGGCAGCTGTTGAAATAGATGATAGTTGGCTTTGGGATACAGAGGCACCGATGCATTGGGTACCGCTGGCACTTATCTTAGATATATACAATAATTTTGTAGCGATAAAAGATCTTACAAAAACACCGGGTACTCCAAATGCTACTATGTGTAAGTTTAATACAGATATTAAGAAATCCACAAAGTTTATAACAGGTCCTAAGCACTTTTCACCGGATCCGTTGGTATGTGTAATACTGGCTCCAAACGACGAAGGGTTAGGCGTACTGCCTTTTATACACGGAGCTACCCAAGGTCTGCCAGCGGAAATAACTAGTGATGTACTTAATATATATATTAACTCTCTATACCTAAAAAGCAAGTTTGATGAAGCTTTGGATACAGATGGAAAGTTTAACAAAAGTATGTCCGATGTATTGAAGAGTATTCTAGATGGAGTATCTACAGCACTGGGAGGTATAAATGATTTTGATATAGCATACGATGATGAAGATCAAGGAGGAACTTTTTACGTAATTGATAGAAACTTAACACCAGAAACCAAACCACCTGCAGAATTAACACTAGTAGGGGTTAACAGTATCTATAAAGAAATAAGTATTAGTAGTAAAATTAGTAACGAGACTTCCTCTCAAATTGCTATTGCTGCACAAGGGACAACACAGAACTATTCTGAAAATGTGGAGAACATGTTAAAATGGAATCCAGGTATTGTAGATAGGGTTGTAGTAACTAAAGATGTTCAAGCTAAAAATAAAGACGGAGAAGAGGCAGTAAAAGCAGATCAAGAAGAAATTCTACAGGATTGGAAAGACTCTATAAAAACATTCTTTACAGATTTTACAGGAGGAGGATATGATAAAGACGAGTTAGAAGCTGTAAAAACAGAACACGCTCACTATACTGTAGAAAACGTAACAAGAAGACCGGCTTCAGGAACAGATGCAGGACCATCTCCAATACCTGTTGAACTTACTCTAAAACTAGACGGTATTGGAGGACTTAGAATAGCATCAACCTTTAGAATATCTCCAGGACTTTTACCTGACAAGTATAACGGTAAGTTCGGATATATCATAACAGGGGTAGAACACACAATCGGTACCAATAGTGTATGGGAAACCTCAGTAACAACTCAGTTTTATTTATTAGAACAGTTAAAACAAGAAGCAAGACAACCACAAGTAATTAACCCAACACCGCCACCTTCACCAAAAGCAGTTGGAGCAGCAAATTATACACCACCAGGACCAGTACAACCAGGAGAGGACCCAGCACCTATTATTAATCCTAAGAAAGTAGGAGCAGTAGGTTATAATGCATCACCACTTGTTGCAAACTCAAAAACAAATGGAGGACAGAATGGTTTACTAAGTCAAACAAATCCTAAACTACTTGTATTTATAGGGGAAACTAGCGGAGCAAGTACTTATTACAAAAACCCTGCTACAAAAGCACCAGAATACATGTTACATCCAGCAGCTGCTAAAGCATGGAAAGCCTGGAAAGCAGATATGAAAGCTGCAGGAATTTCCTACAGAATGTCCAGTGCATATAGAAGTAAGGTACACCAAGGAGGATTAAAACCAGGCAGCACTGTAGCAAGCCCAGGATCATCACCACATGGATGGGGAGGAGCATTAGACTTTGGAAACCTTCATGGAATTGTGAATGGAAGCGGTGATCCAAAGAGAAATCAAGAAGGAAGAAAAACTCCTATCTATAAACAAATGGCAACACTGGGTGCTAAACACGGATGGTATAATCCTTGGAGATTATCAGACGTATCAGGTACAGATGAATTATGGCATTTTGAATACTGGGGACCAGCTTAATAATATACCACAATGGCAAACATAGAAGTAAAAAGCTTTACATACAGAACATACCTTGAAGGTATGGACCCTGTTATAGAGGTGTACGCAGATGGGGCATTTGTAAGAAAAGAAGTATGGTCAGGAGTAAATTTTAATATAGATTCCGCAAAAGGACATGTTTCTAGAACAGTAGAAAATTTTGGAGCATTAGGAAAAGGTAATGTAAATTTTTATAAATTAGCACCACCACCACCTCCGCCTCCAACACCGGAAATAGTACCACCACCACCACCACCGGAGCCACCACCAGCACCGGATAGAAAAAAGAAAGGATCTTGGTACTTACCAAAATCTAGATATAGAAAACCTAAATCAACTAACGGAGGAGAATTTGTTATTAAATCTACAAAAGAACCATACACAGGGAGTTATATAGAGACTTTCAAGAAAAAATACTATGCAGGGAGCTCTCCAGAGCAAATGGGTGAGGAGTTAGAAAAGGTAAGAGATAGAGGAGATTTTGACTTATTGGGGGAAGCTTTTGCAACCCTAAGTCCATTACTACTCAAGGCACTGAAAGGAGGAGTAATTAGAAAAAAACCAACCACAAGTGAAGTAGTATTAGGAGAGGTAAAAAGATACTTTACACAAGATCCGGTAACAAATAAAATTGTAGAATTAACAAAACCGGATTATGTAGAGCTTAAAAAACAATTACCAAATAGGAAATATGCAGAAGTGAATTGGAAGATACAAGGTCCTGCAGAAGATATAATGTTTGGAAATTATAAATACGAAGGAGCAGCAACTAAGAATCTAAATACTATAGTAGCACTGGAAAAACAAATGCCAGGAATTACTAGAGTTGTAAGAGACTTTGCATACCTTGTACCGCCAACACGTCCAAGTCAACTATTCATACCAGACACACTTTCAGCAACAGTAAAAGATCCTCTGATAGAATTAGAAAATTACCGAAAAGCAAATTTCGATACAAAAGAATAAAAATAAGGCTTGCTTTTGCAGGCCTTTTTTCTTATATTAAAGAAAAGGTTATAGAAAATGTTTTATATAGTAGAGACAGAGGAGCAAATACAGCTTCTAAAAAATTTAGGAAGGAAAGGAGGGTATGTAGAAGTCATTTCTTCAAATGATAACTACCATCCACTTCTTACAACTACTGTAGCAATCTACTTAAGACCCTTAGATCATCCAGAAGGATACATTATTCCAATAAGCCATGACGAAGGATTAAACTTATCAAAAGATTGTGTCTCTGACATACTAAAAGAATACACAACCCTTTATACGTTTGATAAGAAAGAATTGATGTACCACTTTATATTAAAGGATGTTATAGATCTTTCCCTACTTTATTCAATGACTTCTTACAATAGACTTGAACTTCCAAGATCTAATTCAACTTGCAATTGGTATTACAATCGCTTTCATGATTTTAAAGAAATAAATGCTATAATTCCAATATCAAAGCTATTTGAAAAATGTGAGGAGAATTATAAGTCATTACAAAAGATATTGCAGATTGCAATACCCAATGGCTTTGATTTCTATAATAAAACTGCAACGTCTGTTTTCTTTATGATTGAGAGAGCTGGACTGAGAATAACCTATCAATCTTTTCTAGAATTGTTTAAACCAAACAATCCTGTATATAGTATTGATAACAATATTATATATACTTCGTATAATTTATATAATACAACTTCTCGTCCAACAAATGCTTTTAATTCAGTAAATTTTGCTGCAATACCAAAAGCACCTGAATTTAGAAAAGCAATTATTCCTCAGAACGATGTATTTGTAGAAATGGACTTTGATGGATATCATTTAAGACTATTATGCGAACAAATAGGTTATGAATTAACAGATGAATCCGCACACGTTCAATTGGCTAGACTGTACTTCGGTAAAGATGAAATAGCTGAAGATGAATATGCGAAAGCAAAACAAATTAACTTCCATGCCATTTACGGAAAGATTCCACCTGAGTATGCTTTCTTAGAAATCTTCGATAAGATTCAGAATTATATAAACGGTCTTTGGAAGCAATTTAAAGAACAAGGATATGTAGAAGATCCAATATCAGGAAAAAGATTTACACAAGATCTTCCAGAGATGCATCCGCAGAAGCTTATGAACTATATGATGCAGAGCTTGGAAACCTCAAGAAATATTCTTATATTAAAAGATGTGCTTATGTTTCTTCAAGATAAGAAGAGCAGTTTAGCACTCTATACTTATGATGCTTTTGTATTTGACTTTGATAAATCAGACAGCAAGGAAACACTAGAATCTTTAGAAAAAATAATGAACCAGGGAGGAAAATACCCTATAAAGTTCAAATACAGTAGTAACTTAGTTTTATAAAATAAAAACCTATTTATAAATGATACAAAATAATGTAGCGCCAACAATATTCGATTATGACATCGAGTATAATTTTAATGCAGCCGACATGAGCAATAAGTTATTTTGTACTTTTTCTTCTGAACAACAACTAGAAGGTATATTAAGTACAATACAGACCAAATACAAGATCATTTATAACAAAATTTTCGTTCTTTATTCAAAGAGCCAAGATGAATATATCTGTACATATAATGTAGAATTTGGAAACGTTTCTAATTTCTTAGAAAATACTATCTTAGTACATAGAAAAAAAGAATCAAACACCCTATACACAATCAATTCACTAAATCGTCTAATAGAGTCTTTAAACGGAGGAGTATTAGATACAAGCTTTAAAGTAGATTGGAATGACTATCAAAACTGCATACTATTAACAAAAGGTGCAGAACTAAAAAGAGTCAACACAAAATTATTTAGAATTATAGAACTATAGTTGGAATATCCAATTATATTTCTTATATTATATAGATAAAAGTTTTAATTAAAAATCAGTTACATTATGGACATTAATGCTATCAAAGCTAAACTGGCCGCTTTAAACAGCACCGGAAATCAAGACCGTGAAAAAGTAGACTTCGACAAAATCTATTGGAGACCTGCAAACGGAAAATCAACAATTAGAATCGTTCCTTCAGCTTTTAATGCTGCAGATCCTTTCACAGAATTGAAACTGCACTACAACATTGGGAAGTTCCCTATGATGTCATTGTCGAATTACGGCAAACAAGATCCAATCGAAGAATTTGTAAAAGAGTTAAGAAAGACTTCTGATAAAGACAACTGGTCATTATCTGGAAAGTTATCTCCTAAGTCAAGATTTTTTGCTCCTGTTATTGTAAGAGGTGAAGAAGAAAAAGGAGTTCGTCTTTGGTCATTCGGAGTAAACATCTACAAAGCATTACTTGCTTTAGCAGAAGATGAAGACATTGGAGATTTTACAGACGTAATGAGCGGATGGGATATGGTTGTAGAAAATACACCAGCAGCAGGACCAGGTCAATTCCCAACAACTACAGTTCGTATTAAACCTAAACAAACAACATTGTCAGATGATAATACTAAAGTTGACTTGTGGTTAAAAGAACAACCAAATGCTTTAGAAGTACAAACTCAGTACGACTACGAATACATCAAGAAAAAATTACAAGAGTACCTTAACCCAGGAGAAGAAGTTGCTACACCAGCAAACATTCCAGCAGAATCAATTGCACCAGCAACTCCGGTTGCAGTAGTGGCAGAAGAAACTGATCTATCAGCAACTTTAGGAAATCATAAAACAGATTTCACTTTAGAGACTGCAGTAGAGGGTAACAAAAGTACAGTAAATAAATTTGACGAATTATTTAACTAATAATGGCAGTTAAAAAAACAGCCCCTAAAACCGCTAGCGAGATAATCAAAGGCGGTTTCAGTCTTGATAACTTTAAGAAAAACAAAGGATTTAGTAATTCTTCTGTAAAATTTAAAGAACAAGACTGGATTAAAGTCTCAGATGCTTTTACTGAAGTAACATCTCTCAAAGGAATTCCTATGGGACATATTACTCTCTTAAGAGGACATTCTGATACAGGTAAAACTACTCTATTACTAGAAGCAGCCGTTGAAGCACAAAAGCAACAGATACTTCCAGTATTCATTATTACTGAGATGAAATGGTCATGGCCTCATGCTCAAATGATGGGTCTTCAAGTTGAAGAAGTAGTTGATCAAGAGACAGGAGAAATAACTGACTACAAAGGATTTTTCTTATACGCAGATAGAGGAACTCTAAACACGATAGAAGACGTAGCAGTTTACATATTAGACTTAATCGATGAACAGAAGAAAGGAAATCTTCCTTATGATCTACTATTCTTATGGGATTCAGTTGGATCAGTTCCAAGTGATTTATCAGTAAGGTCGAATAAGAATAATAATGAATGGAATGCCGGAGCAATGTCTACTCAATTTGGAAATAACGTAAATCAAAAGATTATGTTATCAAGAAAAGAAGCAAGTAAGTATACAAATACTCTAGTAGCAATTAACAAAGTCTGGACTGCAAAACCTGAACATCCAATGGGTCAACCTCGATTGGAGAATAAAGGAGGAAAGACAATGTGGTATGACGCAACAGTCATCATTACATTTGGAAACATTACCAACTCAGGTACTTCTAAAATTAAAGCTGTAAACAAAGGAAAGGAATATGAATTTGCTAAAAGAACAAAAGTTCAGATAGAGAAGAATCATATCGATGGAGTACAGTCAAGAGGAGCTATCATTATGACAAGTCATGGATTTATTGCAGACGATAAGAAAGCAATTGATGCATATAAAGACGCACATAAAGGATCTTGGGCTAATACTTTAGGGTCAACAGACTTTACAGTAACAATAGAAGCCGAAGTAGGAGAAGATGTAAGAACCGATATGGAAATGCTCGATGAGTAATTATTTAGACATCCTAAATAAAATCGAAAAAAAACCAGACAGGAAACTAAACGACCATGTTTTGATTGTAGATAGTATGAATACCTTTATAAGGTCTTTTGCAATGCTACAGTCTATGAATCCACAAGGCCATCACACTGGTGGTCTTGTTGGTTTTTTAAGGTCACTGGGTTTTCTAAATAGAACAATTGACCCTACTAGAATCATTTGCGTATTTGACGGACAAGCTTCCTCTTCAAGTAGAAAGAGTATTGATCCTGAATACAAAGCAAATAGAAATATTAAGAGGATTACCAATTGGGAAATATTCGATGATAAAGATGACGAGTTCCAAAGCATGACAATGCAAATGGGACGATTGGTTGAATACTTACAGTGCTTACCTCTAACTCTAATCTCTATTGATAAGATAGAAGCAGATGATACTATATCCTATCTAGCTCAGAAATTTGGAGCTAATGGTAAAAAGGTAACAATTGTTTCTTCTGATAAAGATTTTTTACAGATAGTGGAC